GTTTTTGCAAAAGAACTTGCTGATAATATTATAGCAGAAACTAACAGTAATCCAATACAAAACATGGTTAATAAGTTTGGTGATTCTTATGGAGAAAGCCTTGTTTATATTAACGGACCATTTAGACTTAATAATACAAACGATTATCCATCGTTAAATAATAGATTTAATAGAGGTAATATTTCCAATCTTGAAATGGCTGACTTTATGGAGTCATTTAATTATTCGCCTAATGGATTACAAAACCAAGTACCTGATAAATTACTCGGTGACTTAGAAAAATATTACGCTGGTGATATCTTTGAAAGTATATTAGGTGGTTTCTGTAATAGCATGAATAATCTATTTAATCAGATAGATGCATTCTATGATTTAATTGGTGAAGTCGATGGGCTTATTAATGATATCAATGCAGTATATAATACAATATTAATATTTGCAAAAACAGGCAGATACGAAGGTAGAACTCCACTTGAAATAATACAACAAGAAGTTGTTGAAAAATTAATGGAAGAGATACAGAAAAAGATTATCGACTCTGTTATTAAAATATATGAAAAAATAAGAGCTGCAATTGATAATTTTGATATCCTTGACCAAATAGGAGATTTAGTTACTGATATTGACAAACATCATACAAAGTATATAATGACTCAAAAAGAGCGTATGTGTAATGAGTTAACAGAAGAGCAAGAGAAAAAAGTTAAAGATAAATTAAAAGGATTTATGGATTATGCTTTTAGTTTATTTGAAAATATGGATTTAGCAACTATGCAATTTTTAGTTGCACGTTTTTGTGCACTTGCAAGTAATGTTGAAGCACTAATTAATGAAATTAAGAATCCATTAGATGATTATGGAAATAGATATCAAAGAGTTATTAAAAGATTACAAGCTATTGGTAATCAAAACACATCTACTGCTATTCGTAATGGTGCAATAAGATTTTCAAAAGAAAGAAGGCAAGGCGACATAAATAGCCTAAATAGGTTATGGAATGAAGGAAATGCGAATAATGTTCCTCAATCAGTTACTGATTACGAACGTGTTGATGTAGAACCAATTACTGCACAAGATTATAGAGATTTACCTAAGTGTATGGCTGTGATGAAAGGCGGCGAAATATTTAAATTTGAAGGTGATGTATTTGATGAAGAAAAAGGTGTTGGACTTCCTGCATATACACATATTGATTTAGATATTAAAGTATATCTTAAAAGATTACAATCAATTTATGGTAATACAATGGTTATAACAAATGGTTGGGTAAGCCAAAAATATAATCAAGAAATACTAAAAAAGGAAAATGATAATCCTCACCTTAGTGGACTTGTTATAGATATTAAAAGGGACCCTGCATTTGAATCTGCTTTTAACGATGTTCCAGAAGCAGAAAGAGGAATAGGAGCAAACTTTACTGAAGACTGGATTGAATTGTTTGTTAAAAACGCGCAGAAATCTGGATTTTTAGGTGTTGTAATTTACGATAAACATATTCATTTAGATACTAGAGAAATAGCAAGATGACAATTAATATAAAAACGCCGATTACTAAGAAGCCGAATTTATATAGCGATTTCCATAAGGATTTGCGCATTAGTCCTATTTCAAAAGATATTGCTTTATTAAAAGACGAAGACGCAGTAAAACAAAGTATTAAAAATTTAATTTTAACAGACCCAGGTGAAAGATTAATGCAACCCTATGTTGGTGGTGGTATTAAAGGATTATTATTTGAAAACATTACGCCTGGTGTTTTAAAAGTTATTGAAACAAGATGTAGAGATACAATAAACACGTTTGAATCTCGAGCAGAATTAATTAACGTTACTGCTTCGAGTAGTTATGACGATAACACAGTAAATGTATTCATACAGTTTTATATCAGGAATGTTGACAAACCAATTACTCTTGATTTAATTTTAGAAAGGATAAGATAAGATGGCCAATCCAAAAACCCCAATTACAGAACTCGATTTTGATTCGATAAAAAACCAGTTAAAAACATATCTGCAAACGCAGACTCAATTTAAAGATTATAACTTTGAAGGTAGTAACATGAGTGCATTACTAGATGTACTATCATTTAATACTTTCCAAAATAATTTCTATACAAACATGACAATGAATGAGATGTTTTTAGACTCGGCCGTCCTAAAGAACTCAATCGTTTCTCATGCAAAAGAATTAAACTATATTCCTCGTTCGCGTAAATCTGCTAAAGCAACAGTTCGTGTTACTATTACAGATGAAAACGCAACAGATAGTACAGTTGTTATTCCACAATATTCTACGTTTACAGCAAACTATCAAGGTGAGTTATTTACATTTGTAACTAATCAAACATATGTTGCAAGACGAACTGCACCTAGCGTTTATACTGCTGACAGCATTGACATATTTGAAGGGTCAATGTTAGCATCATTCCAAAGAGAAGGATTTATTGTTGATGGTGACGGAGTACTTCGTGTTCAATTAACAAACGATGAAGTTGATACAGACTCTGTTGTGGTATTTGTTGATGCAGAAGAAACGGAAGACCGTAATGTATTTACTCGTGCTAATACAATATATGGTGTTAAACCTGACGATAAAGTATTTTATTTAGAGCCTTATTTAGATAACAGATATGCAGTTTATTTTGGTAAAAACGAATTTGGTTTACAGCCAGAAGAGTTTGAGGATGTAAGAGTAAGATATAGAATTTGTTCAGGTGAATTAGCAAATGGTGCTTCAGCATTTAGTGCAAGTTTTATTGAAGGAGCTACTATTGCAATAACAACACTTACAGCTGCAGCAGGTGGTTTAGAGCGTGAGAGTATGGAATCTATTAGATATTTTGCTCCTAAGTCATTAGCAGTACAAGAACGTGCAGTAACAACAAAAGATTACGAAGTATTATTACAACAAGCATTCCCAGATATTACAGCAGTAAGTGCTTATGGTGGTGAAGAATTAGACCCACCTCAATTTGGTCGAGTTGCTATATCGGTTTATTTAGATGCAGAAACAACATTAATTAGTTCAACACTTGCAAATACTTATATTAATTATTTAGCAGAAAAGAGTCCATTAGGTATTGAACCAATATTTGTACAGACCAAATTTATATATGCAGATGTTATTGCTGATATTGTATATACTAATAAGAGTACAGAAAAATCAAAAGACGAAATTGAAGCATTAGTAAGAAGCCAAATAAGTAATTATTCATCTACAACTCTAGAAGATTTTAATACAAAATTAAGAGGCAGTAAACTTGCTGCACAACTTGACAGTGTCGATACAGCAGTATTAAGTACTGGATTAACTCTTATGCCAATCATTGATTGGAGCCCACAAATTAATATTAGAGAAACACCGATATTTAGATTTGAAACAGAATTAGTTAAACCTTATCCATTTAGAGAAGCAACAGGATTTAAAGAATATAAACCTGCTGTTAAGAGTACACCATTTGATATAGATGGTACTTGTGTTTATTTACAAGATGATGGTTTAGGTAATCTTATGTTTATTGTAGATGACATAACAAATCCATCAGTATTTAAACCTAAAGTAGGAACAATAGATTATACAAAAGGTTTAATAACTTTAAATACAGTTCTTGTTGAAGCATTCGACGGAAGCTCAGTTAAAATTATGGTAAGACCAAAAGAAAATACTATTAAAGCTGCTCAAGGGCGTGTGTTTATAATTAGAGATGAAGATGTACAAGTTAATATGATACTTGATGAAAAACCAGTTGCTGGAACAACTACATCGTCAGCAGCTATTGGCACACTAACAAGTTCAACAAATAGTAATAGTTATTAATATAATAGGAATAATATAAAATGGCTGAAGATTATTCGCAGATAGAAAAAAGTATAAGCTTTTTTATCAATCAGCAATTTCCTGCAATCTATCGTGAAGATGGACCAGAACTTGTTCAGCTAGCTCGCGACTATTATAAGTGGATGGAAACAGCAACAAATCAATCTACTTATGTTTCAAGGCGTTTCTTTGAATATAAAGATGTTGATACAACAATTAAATCTTTACTTATATTTTACAAGAACAAATATTTAGTTGACCTTGAACTTAAAGAATCTATTGTACCATTCCTTGTTAAAAATATATTAGACCTTTATCGCAGAAAAGGTACTAAGGCTGGTATTGAGTTATTCTTTGCAACATTCTATAAAGAATATGATATTGAAATAGTTTATCCTTCTAATAGAATGTTAAAAGCTTCAAACTCTGAATGGAAAGAAGGTAATTTCCTACAGATGCTTCCCAACGATAATTTATTTTTAAGTGATACAACAAGTATTCAATACACTTATGCAGATTTAATTTCTCGTGTTATAACAGGTAGTGTTAGTCAAGCAAAAGCTTCTGTAGCTAAAATTAATTCAATGTTAATTAATGGTAGATATACTCCTATTATTTACATTGATAATGTCCAAGGTACTTTCTTAAAATACGACAGAATTTATACTAACATTTCTAAAGAATCTATAGATTTTGGTGAGGTTGGTGGTTCTCTTAGTGAATTTATTGTTGACGATACATTACCAAGATTAGCAAATAAGAAAATTGGTGACTCAGTTAAAATACAACCCGACAGCTTTGAAGGTGACGGTGGTGAAGGTATAGTTACAGATGTAACCAACGCGGTCAATGCAGTTGCTACATATAATTATATTAATGGCGGTTACGGTTATTCAGTTGCAAATACTAGTTTATTAGTTTCCAATCAAGCAATTAATACAGACCCTTCAAACGAAGTACAATTTGAATTATACGAAAGGCTTGAAGATGCAGATGGAAACGAAGGTTATGTTTTAGGTCAAAGTGATTATAATATCGGTGTTAAAATGACAACCGGTACATTTGACCATGCAAGACCAATTTTAACTGTAGACAGAAATCCTAATATTGATTTAAAAGCAAATGGCATACAAATTGGTGTATCACCGTTTAACAATTCATCACCCGTTCAATTACCAGCTGTTTTATACCCAGAGGGTAATCCACCTGATGCTAATACGGATGTTTATGCTGTTATTTCAGATACAGAAACAGTTAATCTCATTACAGACCCGATTCAACCTTATTTAGGTATTGCGCTTGATGCAGCTGATTATGGAGCAATAACTCCTATGTCAGGTACTGCTTCTCCAGTTACACTTTCTACTGTTCTTGCAGATGCATTTGATACATCAGGTATTGAAATTGGTAAATTAGATTTATTTGAAAATGTTAACCCTGGTTCTAATTATGGCTTTGAAATTTTTGCAAGAGCAAAAGATGATTTAATTACTAAATTTGAAAAACGCGGTCAAGTAATAAGATTATCTAATATACAAGATGCTGCATTATTTAATGTTAACGAAAGTATTACTGAAGAAACTACATTAGCTACTGCTAGTATACTCAGAATAGATAGTGTACAAGGATTACTTTATATACTACCAAACTCTTGGAATGGATTTACTGGTATAAACAACATTATTCGTTCTAACAATGATGTATTTACTATTGCTGGTGCTAGTACAGATTACTCAAGTCGCTTCTATGGTGATAATGCAATTATTAATGCTCGTGCAGATTTTGAAACAGGTTATATTAATAAAGTTGCAATTAATAATTCTGGATTCTCTTATGTTAATGGTGACACAGGTACATTACGAGACCCTATTGACACGAGTATAGTTTTAGCAAGTGGAACAATTGAAGCACAAGAGCAAGGAAAAAATAAAGGTTATTGGAAAGATTATTCATCTCATATTAATGGTTACGTAACTCAAGCTGCAAACAGTGCTGCAATTGATACTTACTATAATTCAGGTATGAGAATACAAGACAGTGATTTTTACCAAGAGTATTCATATCAAATTAAATCAACTCTAGATAAAAGTCAATACGAAAAATTACTAAAAGAAAATGTTCACCTTGCTGGTTCTAAAATGTTTGGTGACTTTATTTACAAATATGGTAATACAGGAAAAACTAAACAAAGATTCATTAGGTTATTCAACGACGAAGGCTCAGGCTCACCGCTTGATGTTGCAGACATTGCAGATTTAAGAGCATCAGTTACGAACTTCTCAGTAGACAGTACTTATGTTACAGCAGACCATACACCTGGTGGTACAGGTGGTGCAAACTTAAGCGAATCATCTGACCTTACAATTACTAAAAATTGGAGTCAAGGATTCCACGATTATGAAGTAACAATTGGAATGCCTTCAACAGGAAGTGCACCTTATCCAACAGCAATATTATTACATGGTAATGGTGGTAATGGTGCTGCAATGGTAACACAGTTTGGAAATGAATTACAAGGACATATATTAGTTGGTGTACAAGGTTACGCTAACAGTTGGAATATTTCTAACGAAGGTAGTAATGGACCTGATATTGAGATGCTCGAAGAACTCATAACCAATTTAAAACTATTCCAAAATGTTGATGAAACTAAGATTCGTATTATAGGAATAAGTAATGGTGGTGGACTTGCATTGAGAGCAGCAGTAGAAATTGAAGATACTGGTGTTGATACAATTGCATGTATTATATCACAGACAACAAATGACCAATACAGAGGTGGTCAATTCTATTATCCATCTAATCACGAACAAACAGGTAATGCATATTCAAATGATGGATATGATACATTAGTTACATCATTACCACAAAGAAAGATTTTACATTTAAACGGAAGACTTGATACAACGGTTCCATACACTGGTGGAAACTTTGTAGGACAAACATTCCTAAGTGCGCCAAACAGTGCACTTGCATTTGCAAAATCACAAGGATATAATGGTAATTTATTAAGTGGTTCGGCTTACGGGTCGGCAAGTACATTAGTAGATTACGGTAATACAATTTTCTTAAATGATAATGTTGCTCATACAGTATCTACGGATATGTTTAGATTACTTGAAAAGTATTTAGAGAACGATTACGATATATCATACTAGAGATAAATAATAAAATTAAAGATTTTTAAAAGAGGACGCTATGGCCAAGCAAACAATTAATATCGGAGCATCTGCGAACGACGGGACAGGTGACCCGTTACGTAATGCTTTCGATAAATCAAACGATAACTTCAATGAATTATACCTAGCATTAGGTAGTTCAACATCTGCTACCAATTTATTTGATGCAAATGGTAATTTCGATTTAACAGGTAAACCACATAAAATATCATTCTATTATGATACACTAGTAAGCTTACAAGCACTGAACCCTGGTACTTATCACGGAGCTATCGGCCATGCTCACGATACTGGTTCAATGTACTATGCTCACGGTTCTTGGAGAAGATTACTTGCAGATACTTCTGGTGGTTCAATTTTAAATTATACAGACCCTCTTGCCCCTCATGTCTATGCAAATAACGTTACTAATTCAGAAACATCTGATTATGTATTAAAGACAAACGCAGATGGTACTTATACTTGGGTTGAAATGACTGGAGGAGGCGGTGGCGGCTCTAATAGTTCTTATGAAGATTCTGATGTTGATGCTCATTTAAATGTTTCAGGTGCAGGAAGTAATGAAGTATTACAATGGGATGGTTCTGATTATACATGGACTGCATTACCAAGCGGTGGTTCTTCTGCTAATACATTTGGAAGCATTGCAGTTGCAGGTCAAACAAGTATTGCAGCCGATGGAACTACAGATACTCTTACTTTAGTAGCTGGTTCTAATGTTACTATTACAACTGATGCTAATGCAGATAGTGTTACAATTAATGCTTCAGGCGGCGGTGGAGGCGGTGGTACTGACCTCAACAGTTTAACAGGTGGAACACTTGATGTAGCATCAGATAGTATTGGATTTATTGATGCTGATGATTCTAATAATTCTAAGAAAGACACGATCGCTGATTTTGTTACAGCAATTGCAGGTAATAATTTAACAGCAAGTAACGGAGTATTAAACGCATCGGGTGGTAGCTCGGTTTCAAACACTGATATTATTAATGCAGTAACTGCCTCTGATTTAGATATGGGTGGTAATAAAGTATTATTTAATAATGTTTATTCTACAGAAGGTGACTTACCAAATGCTTCAACTTATCACGGTATGTTTGCTCATGTACATGGTACAGGTGCAGCGTATTTTGCACACTCAGGTAACTGGGTACAACTTGCAAATAATTCAGACCTCGGTGGCGGAGGTGGAGGTGGAGCTTCAAGAGTACAAGAAGCAGAAACAACTGCTTCAATCTCAGATGGTGCTTCAGGTTCTGTTGAATACGCAACGTTAGGATTATCATTCGCTTTACAAAAAGTTACAGTAGACAAACAATGTTGGGTAAGGATTTATTCTGATACAGCATCAAGAACTGCAGACGCAGGAAGAACACAAGGAACTGACCCATCAAATGGCTCAGGTGTTATTGCAGAATTTATTGCTACAGCTTCTGGTACTACAGAATTTAAAATTACACCATCTATTATGGGATGGCTTGATGACAGTGAAACTGAGGTTCCAGTAGCAGTACAAAATAATTCTGGAAGTGCAGGAACAGTTACAGTTACTATTGACGTATTAAAACTAGAGAGTTAAAATAAATGAGCAAACGTATTCATAACGTTATATTTCAGCCAGGGACAGATGAAGCAGATTTTCTAGCTAATGAAGCAGCTGGAATGCAAGTTCATTGTAACTTTGATTTATGGGATGGTATGATTGCGATGATGTTGACTGACGAAGAAGCAGAAACATTAAGAGCAAGTTCTAAAGTAATTGAATGTGGACCAGAAAGAGATGTACAAGAATTAGTATCATATCCATCTACTACTCCAAGATACGAAACAAGCAGTGTAACATACAGAACTAAATTTAATCCTACTGGTAATGGTGCAGAAAATACTGGTTTAAATATGTTTTTTACAAGCGAGTTTAAAACAGCAGATGGTACACAGCCATTTGGTTATTTTCAAGGTACTGAATATCAATTTGATGATACTGTTAAAAGCAATTATCTTGGTGAATATGTAGATATTGTTGCTATTGAAGCAGGTAGTCCAGCTTCAGGTAATGCAGGTCACGAAGACCATGTTGATTTTGAAGAATGGGATAGTAATAATTCTAAATTTGTTCCTATGGAGTGGAGCGATACTTCCAGTTCAATGACTTCAGCAAGAAACAATCAAGTAACTAATAATAATACAAATTGGTTCTCATCTCATGCAATTGGTGTACTCAGTGCAGCAGGTGGTAAGTATTGTGGTTGGGGTAAAAAAAGTTCATTAAGAGTTATGTATTTAGCTGATGGTGTAACAACTGCTTACTATACAGCATTAACTTGGCACATTAATAAACCGGTCAATCCTGTCACAGGAGTTCGTAATGCAACTGTAGTAACAGGAGCATGGGGATTCGTAGGAGTTGACCACGAAAGATTCTATAAAATAAATGATATCAGTCAGATTGTAGCATATCAAGCAGATGGTTCATCTGAAACAATCACTCGTAATAATAGTTATAAACCAAAAACTTGGAATATTACAATGACTGCTTCAGGCTCAAGTGCTTATGAAGTAACTGGTGATGATAGAATTTATGCTAAAGTTGCAGGTGATACACAAGTTAGTAATAGAGTTATTACTGTAAAACCAGGTGATACTGTAGTTATTGATAATCAAGCATCTGGTGGACATCCATTATATATCAGAAAAAGCGGAACTAATGTTGCAGGAGTAAGTGGTCAAGGAACATCTACAGTTACAGTAACTATGCCAGAAGCCGGAGATGTTTATGATTATATTTGTGATTATCACGGTGGAATGACTGGTGAAATTAGAGCTAATGTTACTAATAATTGGTACGATGACTATAGACCATTTGTAGATAATTTACTTATTCCAAGAGTTATCGAAGACCCTGCAGATAGTACTGACAAGTGGATGATTTCCATACCCGACCAAACAAGGTATTCTGCATTTGATACAGTAATGAGTCAATATAATAGTTATAATGGAATTTATGCATTTACAAGTGCAGGTAATAATTCTCATATTGGTGTAAGCCCAACAGACCCAAGATTTAATACATCAATTACGGTTGATGCAGGTTCAACTTATGTTACCAATACAATTACAAATGATAGAAATACTTTAACATCTTCAACACAGGGTTCTCAAACAACTGTATATCCTTTGAGAGCAGAAAATACAGGTGGAGATAATCAGTTTACAATTGCTGCATGTCAACAAGATGATGTAAACAGATTAATGGACGATTATAGTAGTCGTGGACCTCAGATTGATTTTGCTGCTTATGGTGCATATACTTGGACAAGCTATCCGACTGGTACTTATTCAGATGGCAAATGGGGATATTTCAGTGGAACAAGTTGTGCAGCACCTCTCGCAGCTGGATGCGCAACAGTATTTTTAGAGCATTACTTTACTGAGCGAGGAGTATATCCATCCATTGCAAAATTAAAAGATATTATGGTTAACGCTGCAAAAGAAAATTTAATTGGAGATACAGACTTATCTACAGATGTAGATGACGGAATTGATTTCCAAAATGTTTCAGGTTCTTATCTTCTTAGTGCAACTTGTGCATATCAACCTCAAGATTTATCATCGAGCAAATTATATGCATCGACTGAAGTAAACAGAATTAAAGATAATAATTATCAGAACGGTGGTGCAGAACTAACAGAGCTATACGGAACACCAGCATTAAGAGTACATATCCCTTGGGGAATTAGAATGGGCAACGGTAAATATATTGCTGGTGGTTCAGAACAAACAACAAATGGCAGAAGACCAGTAACAGGAAGAGCATGGCCTAGGCAAAAGGTTTCTTTTTCATCTTGAAGCTGGTAATAAATAATAAAAACAGTTAGAGTCTAACAAATGGCAGAAATATTAAGTAATAGTTTTAAATCAGATGTGACAAGGTTATTCATAGATGACCTCGTGAACAATGATTATTATATTTTCGTATCTGGTATCGACACGTTCGCACCAGTCGATGCACAAGCCTCTAAAGCTGGATTCTTAGAGCGAACACTTTTTGGTAAAAAAATATTACCTAACGATATTCATTTTATGGTTAAATATTATCCTTGGCAGGTTGGTCAAGTATATACTGAATATGATGATAATATAGATTTAACTGACACAAAATTTTATGCAGTAGTTGGTCCTAATGATAATGATACTGGTGATTACCGAGTATTTAAATGTTTAAATAACAATAATAGTACAACAGCATCAACACCGCCTAATTACGACCCTACTAATTCAAACCAAATATACATTACAGCTGATGGGTATGTTTGGAAATATATGTACTTTATTTCAACATTAGAATTTGACGCATATAATGCAATCGGTTATGTTCCAATTGTACCAACTCCAAATCCAAATAATCCTTTACCAACAACAAATAGTACTATATCAGATATTAAGGTAACTAATCCAGACGATAACTTTGGATATGAAGAGCACAGAGGCGGACTACTTCAAAGCCCATTTCAATCTGGCGTATTAATCGTTAACCCATTTACTGAATTTAGCCCAGTTCAAAACTTTTATACTGGTCAGTTTATTTACACTACTAATCCAACAGACGGTGTATCTCGTTTATTCCAAATTACTTATTATAACTATAATGAAAATACAGGTAATGCTGAAATACGTGTTGGTGCTGAATTATTAACAGGTGCTCCAACACCAGATACAACTGGAGTATTGAGTAATGCTAACTTTAAAATATTCCCAAGAATAAAAATTACTGGTGATGGTACAGGAGCTGTAGGTATACCTAATATTGTAAACAATAAAATTGCAAGTATTACAGTTTTAAAAGAAGGAAGTGATTACACTAATGCAACAATAGAAGTAATAGACCCTGGTACTAATCAATTTTTACCAGAAGATAATACAACAACAGATGTACGAGCATTAGCAAGAGCTCGTTTATCACCCCCAGGTGGCCACGGTTTTAATTTAATTGATGAATTAAAATGTAAACACTTTAGTTTTTATGGATATATTACAGCAGAAGACAATACTCAAATTGGTGATGTTAATACTTACGGTGGTGTAGGTATTGTGCGATCACCTGAATTTGATAGTGGATTTACTGCTAATATATTCGACAACAGAATAGCAGTAGTAACAGATGATTACAATAAACTAACAGCAAATAGTACAGTCATACAAGTCAATAGTAGCAATGAAACAACATTTAGTGGAAAAATACATGAAATTGACTCATCAGCAAATACAGTTTATATTGCTGAGTATTTAGGACCATTCCCAAATAATGCAAATACGGGTCAATTACATTCAAATAACACAAACGATGTACCATTAGATTTAACTTTACCATTTAGAAACGAAACAGGCCAGACTATCAATATAAATAATCCGGTAACAACAAACGTTACATTATCAAATTATATGCAAAAGACTGGTGAAGTCTACTTTATGGAGAACTTCTTCCCACTAGCAAGAACCGACCTATCTCGTGAGGAATTTAAGTTTGTACTGGAATTTTAAGGAAATAATATAAATGCCTATTAACACAAATCTCAATCAATCGCCATATTTTGACGATTACGACCAAGATAAACAATTTAATCGAATCTTGTTTAAGCCGGGATTTGCGGTTCAAGCTCGTGAGCTCACACAGTTACAAAGCATTCTGCAAAACCAGATTGAACAATTTGGTGACAATATATTTAAAGAAGGTAGTATTGTTAAAGGTTGTACTTTTAATAACTATGAAGATTTAAAATATGTTAAACTTTTAGCTCCTGCTGGTTTCGACCCATCTGAATATGAAAGTAGAGTTGTTGTAGAGTCACCTGGTGTAGACGATATTGAAGTTGACTATGTTTATGTAATGGTAGGCTCTATCTCTGGATTGCGAGCTCAAATTATTAAAGGTGTTAAAGGTACTAATGCTACAGCAACACCAAGTACATTTTGGATTAAGTATTTAAATACAACAACAAATTATACTGAATATACAGTTAACGAAACATTTAGTATTGAGCTCTTTAAATATAAACGTGGTACTCAGGCTCCACTAGCAGTAACAAATCCAGTATTCGCTATTGACAGTAATACAAAAACAGCATCAGGTAGTGATAGAGTAGGTAAAGCATTTGGTATTCAAATGTCACCTGGTATTGTATTCCAAAAAGGTCATTTCATATTTGCAGAAGAACAAACACTCATTGTTGAAAATTATAGTGAGGTTGCTGCTGATAAATCTGTTGGTTTCCAAGTAACAGAATCACAAATTAATGCATTACAAGACAACAGTTTATATGATAATGCATACGGTTCTAAAAACGAAAATGCACCTGGTGCAGACAGATTAAAACTTACTCCAACATTAAGTATTCTTACACCTGCTGCAGCTGCAGCAGATTCTGACTTCTTCACACTAATTCGTTACCAAAACGGAAACGCAGTTGGGCTTAGAGATGTTTCTCAATATAATGTTCTAGGCGAAGAAATGGCTAGACGAACATATGAAGAGTCAGGTAACTATGTATTAGAACAATTTCCAATTTCTACAGATGACCGCATACCAGAAGGTGAAGTCAATTCACAAGTTCATGCACTTGTAGGTCAAGGCGTAGCATATGTCAAAGGTTTCCGAGTTGAAAACTCTGGTGAGCAAAGTATTCAAATTGACCAAATTGCAGCAACAGAAATAGTTAACAACCAAAGTATTGGAACACAATATGGTCACTATGTTGATGTGAGTGGTTTTAGTGGTCGTATTGATATTGACTACACACCAATTACTTTACAAGATTCAAGTAGTGTAACTATTGGTACTGCAATTGCTATCAACTTAACTCCTACAAGACTTTATCTTGCAGCTGTTCAGTTAAGTGGAAGCATTTCAAATTTAGATAGAGTATCAGATGGAAACGGATATATTTCAGTTGGTAATAAATTAAAAGAAGTAAGCAAGAAGCCATTATTATTTGACTCAAGCATATTAGGAACATTTGAGTTGACAGATACATTAGTACCTGTTAGACAAAGAGTTGCTGCTACACATTCAGCAGGAGCTATAACTCTTACAGCAAATCCTGGTGAAGATTTTGATTGTCAACAAAACGATATTTTAGTTATTGCTGATAACGGTGTTCAATGGACAGTAAGTGGAATAACAAAATCATTAAATAATTCTCAGATGGATTTCACTATTGACTCTAGTGCAAACTCTAATGTATATGTTTATCATAACAGAAGATTAGTTGGCACAGGTTCTAATGGTATTGATTCATATAATAAAGTTATTCGTGAAACTTGGGTTAAAGTAACAACATCTCTGATCGCAACCCCAGCTAATACAAAATACAATTTAGGTTTCCCAGATGTATTTGAAATTTTAGAAGTTAAAGATTCTACTGGACTTGACGTAACAGATAGCTTTAGACTTAAAACAAATCAAAAAGACCAGTACTATGACTTATCATATATGGAATATATTCCTGGTAGAGTTAAACCAGCTGATGGCACGGTCTTAATTAATGTTAAGGTATTCCAACCCTCATCGTCCACTGGTGAGTACTTTTACTCAATTAATAGTTATCCTAATACGCTCGATAGAAATGACATACCGGTACATGTAAGTGACACAGGGTTAATATTTAACCTTAGGGATTGCTTAGACTTTAGACCTCATTGTGATAAAGAAACTAATGCAGATTACGGCTCAAGTGAATCCAACGCAAACGCAGGGTCAGCATTACCGAGTGTTGGACTTACTAAACCAACATTTGCAGATTTAGGAGCTCCTCTAGTTCCAGCAATAGATGAGAGCGCAACAACAGACATTGAATATTATCTTAAGCGTATTGACGCACTTGTTTCTGACTCTTATGGTCAAATTAATTTAATTAAAGGTAAAGAAGCAAGACAGCCTGTTCCACCTCAAATTGAAAACGATAAACTTGTTTTAGCAAACGTTGTAATACCAAGTTTCCCTGCACTATCAAATAAAGTTGCTCAAGAAAAACGTGCTCTTGATTACTCAATTAAGATTACTCCTACTGGTGTTAAAGCATATAGAATGAAAGATATGCATGCGCTAGAACAAAAAATTGATAGTATGGCATATTATATTTCACTTAATCAATTAGAGTCAGATACTCAAAACTTATTAGTACTCGACGAAAATGGTTTAAACAGATTTAAAAATGGATTTGTTGTTGAACCATTTAATAACTTAAGTCTTGCAAATATTCAAAGCCCAGAATTTAGGTCAGCAGTACCATTCAATCAGAAAATATTAACACCTGAAGTTAAGACATTCCCAATTGATTTAAAATATAAAACAAATTCAAGTGGTACAGTATTCCCATCACTTACTAATGCAAAAGTTGGCATGTTGACAAAAGATTCAAATGTTGATATAATAAATCAACCATACGCAACAGATTTTAGAAATTGTGTAAGTAACTTCTTTAAATATGTTGGTGAAGCTGTTATTTCACCTCCGTACGATGCTTCTTATGATACAACTACAAACCCTGTAACATTAGAGATTGATTTAGCAACTCCTTTCCAAGAGTTTGTTGATAGTATTCAAAGATTCCTTCCAATGACCGATACACTAATTCAGCAGATTGATTTCGAAGCTCAAGGTCGACGTGGAGCAGGTGTTGCTACAGACCAAATTACTACAATAATGAATGAAATTATTGTTAATAATAATACAATCAGTGCACCAATTGGTGACTTTGTATCTAATTTCCAATTCCAGCCATTTATGGCATCTCGCGATGTTAAGATTTTTATGAGTGGATTAAGACCTGACACTGCTCATTATTTCTATTTTGATGGAGTTGATGTTAATGCACATATTATTGAAGGTTCTCCATCTGACACTGTCGACGGAATCGCAAGACTAGGAGCTAAAGGCGTTACATCAGTAACAACAGATGCTAACGGTAATCTTTATGCTGTATTTAATATTCCTGCTGAAACATTTTATGTTGGTGATAGAGTATTAGAAGTTGCAGACATTGATACATATTCAAGTATTGATAGTGGCTCAACATCTAAAGGATTCATTACATACCGTGCATATAACTTTAGTGTTGAAAAGACTGCACTCACTACTTCAACAAGACAGCCTGACTTTGATGTTAATACAAGAACAACTACAAGAAACGTTACAAGAAGAGTAAGAGGCCGTGACCCAATTGCACAAACATTCTTTATTAAGAAAGGTATGGGTCAAGGTAGTAACTCAGTATTCTTATCTGAAGTTGATGTATTCTTTAAACGTGTAAGTACTGACAACGGAATTACTTTACAGATTCGTGAAGTTATTAACGGATATCCAACAAACCAAATCGTACCATTCTCTAAAGTACATAAACTTGCAAGTCAATTAACAAGTGCTGCATCTGATGATGCTTCAGTAGCAACAACATTTGCATTTGATGCACCTATTAAACTTGATGTTGAAAAAGAATATGCAATGGTATTACAGCCTGATGCATCAGACCCAAATTATTTAGTATTCATATCAAGAGTTGGTGGAACAGATTTAACGCCAGGTGTATCACAGGGTTCAGCAATTGTGCAGGACTGGGGTGACGGTGTTCTATTTACTTCAACTAATAACCAAGCATGGTCATCTTACCAAGATGAAGATATGAAGTTTACTTTACGAAGAGCTAACTTTAGTGCTTCAAGTGGTAGTATAACATTAACACCAAATAATCCAGAGTTCTTAACTGTTGGTAATATTACTGGTCAATTTAATGTTGGTGAAATGATTTACCAAGACGATGCAACACAGCCAAGTGCTAATACAGTTTCAGTAACAAGTGGTAGTACAACAGTTACTGCTGGAAACGGACTAGACAATTTCTATAGTGCTGGTGATTTCATCAGACTATTTGCTAACAGTCCAGCTTCAAATGGATTATATAAAATTGCAACAGTAGATAGTGCAATACAAATTACTCTTGAAACTCCTTACGGATTTGCAAGTGGTTCTGTATTCCATTCACCAGTTACAGTTGCTGAATTATCTTATTTAGATAAACGTAATGCTACAATCATGCATTTAGAAAACAGTTCGGCAAAAGCAACAAGAAAATTTGGACCTTCTGCTAAACCAATTAAAGGCTTAGATAGTGAAGTTAGTGCAGATGCAGTAAGTGTAGACAATATCAATATTAGTTATATGCAACCATTTGTTTCTAAAGTTAATGATTCTGTATCTTCAACAACATTTGACGGAACATTTGTACCAACAGATAATGTTAACATTACATACGACTTACCACTTCAGTTTAATAACAATAATCATTTTAATGAAAAGGGTGTAGTTCTTTATAGTACATCGAATGACCCATCTGGTTCAAAATCGTTTGATTTAAAAGTTAATATGGAAAATGGTGGTAATACAACATCATCTCCATTTATTGATATGGAAATTTCTAAATTACTAGCTTATCAATATACTTTATCAAACACTGCAACAGATACATCTAAATATATTTCTAAAACTATAGAGTTATCAAGTGATTTAGATGCTGAAGATTTAGAGGTCATATTAACAGGTTACAGACCTAATGGTTCTGATATTAAAGTTTATCTTAAAGCACAAAGCCCATTTGATGGAGCTGCATTCGACACATTAGATTGGACAGAGTTAGAATTATTTGAAGGTGTAGGCGTATTCTCAAATAAAAGTAATATAAGAGATTATAAAGAATACAAATATAAAGTATCTGACACTAATAAAAACGCTGGTGTATGGGAATACACTAGTGACAACGGTACATTTACAGAATATAGAAGATTTGCAATACGTATTGATTTGCTTTCAAGTGACATTGCTAATGCACCGACTGTAAAAGATTATCGAGCGATCGCACTTACATAAGGCAATAATTATGACAAATATTAAAAGAGACAAAAAGAGTGGAGCTGTACTTAACACAGATGCAGCTGCGCTGAATAAATATAAAGTAGAGCGATTATATTATCGTAAAGTAGATAAACTACAAGACGACATTTTAGAAATTAAGCGCAGCATAATTTCCATTTATGAGAGAATAGAAAAGCTGGAAACCAAATAATGGCTAAAAATATATCAAATGTAAATACTTCCGACACGTTTCAACAGTGGTTAGATAAAACTAATGCTTTTGCTTCGGCGTTTAGAACAGATGTAGTTACAACTGGGTCTGGTGATACAGCTGGACAAGGTAATGCACAAATTACTGGTAACTTTACAGCTGCTGCTTTTTTAGGAGATGTTCAGACTGATGCTATATCTGCAGAAACATCTTCTGCTGTTATTCAAGTTAATAGCCCATTTAAAGTTAATGGTGCATCACAAACAACTGCTACATTTTCTAACGGAACCGGTGGTCAAGTTGAATTTACTAATGGTAGTTTAACATGGGATGTTGGTTTAAAAGATAGTGGTGGTAATTTTCTTATTAACACTGGAGCCGGTGACTCTAAATTTGAATTGTCATCAGCTGGTACGTTAACTGTTCCAAACATTACAGTAACTGAAGACATCTCTGCTAATAATTTTATTGGTGATGGTTCTCAATTAACTGGAGTTATATCATCTGTTGCTCTTGACGATATATCAGATATTACACTTACAAATGTACAAGGTGGCCAAGTATTAAAATATAACTCAAGTGCAGGAGCATGGGTTAACGATACAGATTTTGATGGTGGCTCTAATGTAAACGCTGCAACACTTGACAATTTAGATAGTACACAGTTTTTAAGAAGTGATGCTAACGACACATATACTGGTGATTTAACAGTATCTGGTGCTATTAACCAAACTGGAAATATGGCAATAGACGGTGCACTAACGGTTACCGGAGATATTACAACTAATTATAGTGCATCTGATGAAAGATTAAAAGAGAATTTAAAAGTTATTGAACAACCACTAGAAAAAATAAATGCAATTAGTGGTTACACATTTAATTATAAAGATAAACCCCGAGAAACAGTTCCGGGAGTTATCGCACAGGAAGTTGAAAAGGTTCTTCCTAACGTTGTATTTGACCACGAAAGAGATGGTGGTACATATAAAGCCGTTCGCTATGACCAATTAATCCCTCTACTGATAGAGTCGATTAAAGAATTGAACGAAAAAGTCAATGAATTGCAAAATGAGTTGAATTCGTAATTGGCAATTGGGTACTAACCTAATAAATAATAGAAATTAAAGGGAAAAGTCTAAATGGCAAAAATTTCAGAATTACCTCCTATTACCGGTGCTAATACCAGGCCTGAGGATTTATTTGTAATTGTCAACCTGGTTCAAGGTGACGATGGTACGAGTAACATTACTAGGAAAGAACTGGTTCAAGCTATTCAGTATGAGATTTTTGACCGCATCACAATCACTGGCGGTACAATATCCGGTGTTCAAATGCGAGACTCGACTCTCGATAATGTTCGTATTGATAATTCAGATATTGAAGATACTAATTTTCTCAGAGGAACAATCCGAGATACTGAAATCTTTAATTCCACCGCTAATAACATTACAATTACTTCATCATCATTTACTGATGGTTCTTTAGTATCTTCAACTGGTGAAGATTTAGCAATTGCAAACTCTTCGTTTACTGATGGCACAATCACAGATTCTACTGGTAACAATGTAGTACTTACAAGTTCAGAACTAAATGATAGTACTGCAAACAATGTCGTAATAACAAATTCCGAGTTTAATGATGGTACAGGAAATAATGTAACATTAACTAACTCAACTATTGATGATTCTACAATCACTGATAGTACTGCTAATAACGTAACAATTACTCAATCAACATTCGACGATGGTGCATTAAGTAATAGCACAGCTAATAATATTACAATGACTTCTTCCACATTTGGAAGTGGTGATATATTTGATAGTACTGCTAATAACGTAACAATTACAAATTCTGATTTCTCAGAAGGTACTGGTTCTAATAATACATTTACAGATACAACACTTCTTGGTGGTACTGCAAATGCTGTAATCATTACTAATTCTGAATTTAACGATGGTACAGTTAATAACACAATTATTACTTCATCTGAATTTAATGATGGTACTGGAAATAATGTAGTACTGACTAATTCAACCATTGATGATTCTACATTTACAGATGGTACAATATCTAATACTGATTTCCAAGGTACAATGCAAGATGTTGTAGCTACCGATATGACAATCAGAAGCTCATCTGCAGATGGTCTTTCTTCAAATAATTCATCGTTCGATAATGGCACGATGTCAGGGTCAGTATTTGACGGTGGTACAATATCAAACTCTAACCTTGTCGACTTCGACATGGACATTAATAAAGAGTTTGAAGCACCAATTACAGATGAAACATTCTTTGCTATTAAAAATGAGAAAACTGGTGAAACAGAAAAAATCAATTTTGCTCAACTTTACGATGAAGTATCTAAGAAAACAGCACAAGCTTTAAAAGTTAATGTAGACGCTGCATCTGGTGACGATAAAAATCCAGGCACAATGCTACAACCTGTACAAACATTAGAAAAAGCGTTTGAACTATGTTTAGAAAAAGCAGGTGGTGACTTAAACAGAAACGCAATTAACAACGCAGTTCATATATCAGTTGGTCCTGGTACATATTATACAAAAGGTAATCTCATGTTACCTGATGATTGTTCATGTACTTCAACAGCTGGTCAGTATGCTACTGTTATCGAATTACTTCCTGGATATGAAAACAATAACGGAATCTTAGTTGGTTCTGGTTGTTATGTTCAAGGCTTCGGTTATCAGAACTTCCAAGTTGATAACTTTGATTTCCCAGAGGGTGGATTTGCGATCGCATATCGACCTGGTGCTAAACTATTACGTTCACCTTACTTAAGAGATAGTACTCAGTTATCTAACTTCTTACGACAAGATGTTGAACCACCTTTAAATCCTTATAACACAAAAGGTACTCTTGCTGACCTAGGTAGAGAGTTTACATTAGCAACTGGACTTACAGGTTCTTGGGCAATGGACGATGAGATTGTATTCTCATCTGGTGCTATCGGTTACTTATCTTGGGACGATGCACAAGACGCACTGAAAGGTGTATCTGGTGATATTGCTACTTATCGTAAAATTAGAGTTCGTAACCTTAAGAACGGCCAAGGATTCGCGGTTGGTGACACAGTAACTTCAGAGTCAGGCGGTGTTGGTGTTATCGAATCAATTGGTATTGATGACTTCCCGAACAGAGCAGTTGGAAGAGGTGGTGGTTGTGTACTTGCAGACAGAAGAGTACTAGACACAGACTCACTATATACTTACGTATTATGTTTTGGTTTCACACCTCGTACTCAAAACGGTTTAGGTTATGTTGCTAGAGATGGTGCTGGTGTTAACGGTATTGGTTCTCTATCCATCTTCGTACGATGTGCATTCTATGCATTGAATGGTGGACAGATGACTCTGAACAACTCAGGTACTCAGTTCGGTGACATCTCAATGAGAGCAAAAGGTACTACAGAGTTCTTTGCTCCTAAGTCAACTACTGCAACAATTATTGGTAATACAGCTTTTGCTGATACTATTAATACTCAAGCTGATGATATTATTGACGACATGGTTGTTTACTTAACATCCAACACAGCAAACGGTGGATTAGGTTACCAAGAGTATGATTCAGAAAAATGTTTAAGAGATTCAGGTATTGTACTTGACGGAACAGGTTATGACATTGCTCTCGATACTAACTATTGGGGAAGACTTGGTGGAATTACATATAGGTCTCCTATCAGTTATGTTGTACCAGGTGAACAATTAGAAGAAACAAAAGGCGCACTTGAATATCTAAGAGATAGAACAAAAGAGGTATTTGATAGTGGTAATCCAAAAGTTAATGGCCGTATTGATACTTCATTCAGCGAATTACTCAATGTATTAGAGTATGGCGAAGAAAACATTAACCCAATTATTTGGCAAGATACTTCAGTTGCTCAAACTGCAGCACGTAACTTAATACAAGATAACAGAGATTTAATTACTAACGAACTTATTGACTGGATTGAAAACAACGGTCAGTTCTATGCATACGACAGTGCAGCATGCAGAAGAGATGTTTCAGACTATATTCTTCCAGCTGTTAAAAACGATATGTTGTTTGACACAAACTATAATGCAGTAACTGCAGGTAGAGCTTATTATATGGCTACTGCAAAAACTGTTATGGAAAATCAAAACAACGAAACAGTAGCTGCATACAAAAGATTAAAAGACCAAACAAACGAATTAATTGATGGCGATTCTTATCTTGCTTCACAAAGATTAGATGATAGCTTTGATAATATATTAGAAATCTTAGAAAACAAAGGAACACAGTTTACTCCTACTGCTGCAACTTACGACCCAGAAACTGGGTTATCAGTTATCACACTCGGCACTAAGAAAGATTTCACACCATCAGCTGTTGACTATGACCCTGCTACAGGAATTATGACAGCAACTGTTGGTAAACATGCACTAACCACTAAAGACCATATATGGTTTAAACCAGGTGGTATAACATTTAGTTGTGATGCAGGTTCTGGCGTACAAAATCATGCTGTACCTGAATCACATCACCCTTACTATAATAAACCATGTCCAATTACTAGTGTAACTTCAAACACTATTACAATGAATGTAGGAGTTGGTGGTCCAACTGGTCAACAAGTACATACCTTCGTATCAGCCGTACCAAATGCTTTAACATCAGGCCACGGTTTAGGAGTTGGTAGAAAAGTATTATTAAAAACTGGTGGCTTAGTATTTACATGTGACAGAGATAATAATGCATCACGAACAGGATATCCAAGAGCTTCTGACCCAGCTGCTGGAACACCGATTGAAGTTATTGGTGCAAATGAAACTAAGATTACAGTTAATGTTGGTAAATCTGCAATTATAGATGACCATACATTTGTTGAAGCATTAACAAATTCAGTATCAGTATTAGGTGACGACATTCATTATAGTAATGACGTTCCTGCTAATAACGCTAATGCTAGAAAACAACTTCAGAAGAACAGAGAGTTCT